TTAGTTTCTTTATTATCATCCATATCTATATCAAAAGAAACTCTAACACCATCTAATAGCTTACCATCTGTTGATCCTAGCTTTTTAATTATAACTTGTGCTTTTCTTTTAAATAATCTACTCATATTATATCAATTCAATTTCTTCTTGTGTTAAATATAATAATTTAGCTTCTCCTGACGAAAAAGAATTTCTACTAATTGTAGCAGAAGCATCAGCTATTTCACAATAAAAATCGCCTGAAGGAAAATTTACATTTCTATGTGTAAATAACAAAGGATAATTTGCAACCAATTTAATATTAGAAACTAATAAATTATCATCTTCATCATATAAACTCATAGTCCAAAAACTTCCTGCAGAATTATATAAAAACAGTAGTTTAAATATTTTTGAATCCAATTCAATTATTAAAGTATGGTTTGGATTGTTTTTAATAGGAATTATTGTAGCCATAATATTTAAAATAAATACTTAATGAATTGACCTAATGATATTTTAGATGTTGGAGCAAAATCTTTACTCTCACCAACTTGTCTACCAAAAGAACTTTCTTTTTTAGCGCTATCAGTTTTTATTCTTAAATTATCAATACTTACTAATTGACTTTCTACAATTCTAGCTTCTTTAAATGTTGCAGTAAATCTAAATGTTTCACCATCATTTGCATCATTTGGCATATCTAGATTTGTCATTACCATACTAGAATAGCTTTTAAACTTCATCACAAGAGTTATCGGCTCTTTTTCATTTTTAATTCTATATAATTCATCGTGGGCTTCTTTTAATCTATTTGGAATATTTCCTGAAGCTAAAGTTGTAATTTGTTTTATTTTAGAATTTTTTAATGAAAATTTACTAATGATTCCTGTAATTATAATTTCTGTAGGCTCATCTTTAGCATTATCAGTATTAAATCCTCCTTCAATAGGATTGCTTGTTAAAGAAACTTTTTCAGATATATTTCTTGAGCTAACAATATCAACTTCTAATTTACCTATTTTCTGGGTAAATGGTTGTTTAAAAATTATTGCTGCTGCATTTGTAAAAAAACTCATTGTGCGCCTAATTCAATATAAGATTGCCTATTTTCCTCTTGTAATGCTTGTTTGATAGCATTCTTTATTCCAGTAGTATCTGAACCAGACATTCCAGGAGGAATATTTACCGTTAAATTATTATTTACAGTTTTTTGATTATTAGCAATAGAACTCATATTAGTTGTATTTGCCATAGAAGCTTTTGCTCCTGATGCAATATCAACTTGATCGTCACCTAATCCTACAAAATCTTTAAAAGAAGCTTTTAAATTACCTAATTTGCTAGATATATTTTCTATCTTAGCAAAAAAACCTTCTTTTAGTTTATTCCCTAATTCTACTATCCAATTATAAACAATTTTTAAATCTTCTATAAAGTCTCTTATAAAACTAGAACTAACTTTAAATGTATTATATAAAGATATAGCGACACTGTCAACTATATCCCTTACAGATTCAAATTTTGAATATAAAATTATTAGCGCAGTTATTAAAAGACCTAAAGGATTTTTAATTAATAAACCAAACAATATTCTAAATCCTAAAGCAGCTATTCCTAGTAATTTTGCTAATGTTCCTATTATTAATAATAGAGGACCTAATCCTGCGACCAATAGCCCTGTACCTAATATTACTTTTTTACCTTGTTCGTCTAATCTGGCAAAATTATTAGCAACTTTCATTAACCAATTAGCAAAACTTCCCATTTTCTGGTTAACTTTAAAAACCTCATCCATACCTCGACCTACATTTATTCTTAACATATAAAAAGCATTACTTATTCTATTAGTACTTGCCCTTATTGTTTTAGCTCCTTTTTCTATAGATTCTCCATATTTTTTATTTATTGTATCAGCAACTTTAGATAATATTTTTGAAGAAACTTCACCTTTTTCAATTAGTTTTAAAAACTCAGCAGTTCCCATATTCATGGATTCGGCAAATAAAGCAACCGCCCCTGGAACTGCATCACCTAATTGTAATTTCAATTCCTCTGACATTATCTGTCCTTTCGATTGCATTTGCTCTAACGATCTAACAACCCTTTTAGTATCGTCTTCTGTAAGACCTAAAGCGACAGATAATCCTAAGAAAGACTTTATCACTTTCCTATTAGTTTCTAAATTATCTTTTGAAGCTGCTAAATATTTAACATAAGGTTTTACAGCGCCTGTAAAAGATGAACCTAATTCTTCAGTTATATCTTTTAAATACTGAATTTCATTTGTTACTGTTTGTTGAATAGGTATGCCATCACTATATCTTTTTAAAACTGAAGTTAATGAAGCTTCTAACGATTGTATATCTGCTATAGCTTTAACAGAAGCACCTCCAAATGCAGCTAACGGAAGAGATAAAGCTAATCCGATTTCTTTTCCTAATCTAGTAAAAGATTCTCCTGTAGATTGTAAAGATCTTGTTGTACGTTTTAATTTTGAATCGATTTGATTCAATGCGTTTATTACAGGCTTTGCATTTGCCTCGAAAGTAACTATTAATTCTTTAAGACTTGTTGCCATCGTTATTATTCATTTTAATTTCTGCCTCTTTTTGCTTTTGAAATTCCAGATGATTCCTAAAATCCAAGACTGCGTTCATTTTCAAAGCATCAATAAAGTTCAGATTTTCTATTTCTGAATAAGTTATAGCTTTATCTAAAACAAGTCTCCATACTATTATTTCATCTAAAATTTCAGAATTTAAGCCTTCAATTAATTCTTTTTCATCTCGCTCAATGCTTGCTGGATGGATTCTTCCATCGGTGCTAGCATCGGGATCTTCTTTACCAGGATGGTAAGAATATTTAGAGAAAAAAAACCATTGAAGTCTAAAACCTCCATAGCTAATTCGATAGTTCCGTCTAAATTGTTTTCAAAAACTTTATTAAAATTAGTTTGATTATTTAATTCACCAACATCAATAGCAGAGCAGTTTTTAAATAATTTCATAAGTAATTCACCAGGAATTCCATAAAGTATTGTAGCAATTCCTTTTATAACTCCAGTGCTATTTTCTAAAGCAACATCAGAATCTAATTGATTTTTTACTCCATCAAATAAATCCTTTCTTAATTTAAGTGCTTCTAATGCATTAAATTGGATAATATTTATATCAAATTCACCGATTTTAATAGTTTTTGTTTTTAAAGCCATAACTTATACAATTTAATTATTAATCGTTTCCTGCCAAATTAACCAAATAATCAGATCCTGTTCTAATAGTCCATTCTCTTTGCTTTGCTTCATTTCCATAAGAAATAGTTGGATTTTTAACAATCCAAGCAGTTTTAGCTGCAACAAGACTATTACCTGATCTATCTTTAATTAACAATGGAAGAGGAGCACTTGCAACTCTGTCAGCATTGTGAAGTCCAGATAAAACTTGGTTAGTAGGAGAAGTTTGTCTTAATCTTAAAACAATAGTTAAGAAATTTGAATTATTTTTAACTCTATCAACATGGCCATCAGCACCACCCATAGAGTTAAAAGCATCATTTTCCTCTGATATTTCAACAGAATCACCATCAGCAAATCCTGTTATTTGAGCTACGCCAAATATGACACTTAGCTTTTTAAAATCGAAAGTTCCAATATTGTTTGCCATAATATTAATCTAATTAAAGTTATTAAACTGAAAGGTTACCACTTATTGCAATCTTATTAACTGCTCCAGCTAATGTTGCTGTAAATGAAACACCTGAAAATAATCTCGCCAATTTATCAGCAGATGAAATATCAGCAACATCAGGAACAGTTATTGTATATTGACCAACACCGTCAGCATCAGCTGCAATAAAGTCATTTTCTACTCCTTCGTCTAAAATTTCTCTTATTTTATTTTCAATAATATCACCACCAGCATCAGTATAAGGGATTTTTTCAACGTTAATCAAAGTTGAATATAAATTTTCTTGAAGTCTTGCTTGTAACCAGTCAGCGCCTCTAATTACGTCAATCCATTCACCTGAAGCAACTTTACCGTATCTTGTTATTGATTGTCCAGCAAAAGTTTCGTATGTATTACCATTGTTTGTAAATACAGCAGATGATTGTGATGAAAGTAAATCGTCAGCAATAATTCCTGTAAGTGACTTAAATGCCCAATTTGATGATCCTGGAGTTGTTGGTAATTGACGACCTAACCAAGCAGCATCAGCAAAATAATTAGCAGTATCACCGTTGTATATAGTAAAAGTTCTATCATAACCTAATTGTTTCAATTGATATAAAATACTTCCTGTGTCAGCTGAATCAAGATTATCGGCATCAGAACTTCTAGCAAGAAAGATTCTTTTAAGAACTTCGATTTTTCCTGCAGCACTTAAAATATCAGCTTCAACAGCAGATGTTATTGCAAGCGCATACCAAGTAGAATTGAAATCAAAACATTTTTGGATAGCGTTTGCCCAAGTTTCTGATGCAGTATATGAACCAGACCCTGTAGCAGGAGTCGCTGAAGGAGTAGAAGCAGCAGTATATTGGAAATTATCATCATCAATTTTAGTAATTTCAAATGTTCCATTATATTCAGCTTCATTAAATCCAGTAACTGTTACAGAAGCACCTGACTCTAAGTTGTGAGCAGTTTTATTAATGTTAACAATATCTCCAGAAGGATTTGTTGCAGCAGTAATAGCTGTTGAAGTAGCAACAACTTTTTTACCAATCATTATTGAAGCCGGTGTTTTTTCTTGTGAGAATGCAGCAGAAGCCATTTTATATTCTGGATCTGACGATGCAAAATCAACTGCAACTTCAGTTATATTAGCGTAACTTTTTACGCGTCTATCGAGTTTCACGCTTTCACCTAAGAACATTGGAGTTCCGAACCCTTGTTGTGTAATAGTCTTAGTTGAAAGGCTAATTGAAACATCTATTATTTGATCTAATTTATTTGACATAATTCAATTTCATTTTAATTATTAAAAAATTATTCTACCGTCATTTCAATAGTAGATGGATCCTTTTGCTGATCACCACCGAGCTCACCAGAGATTTCAATAGAATTAACTACCTGCACACTATCTTTTGTATAAGAAGAATAATTTTTAGAAATTCTAAAAATTAGTTCAGCAACCGATCTTGTTTCAAAACTTTTATTAATAGTTGTAGTTATATCCACAGGATCACTTTCAATATTAACATATGCTAATTTATTTTGACACAATAAATCTAAATTACTTGGTAATTCAAGTTTATTAATTAACTCTAATAAAATTCCCATTCCATCTTCACTTATACAAGTTAAAGATAAAACAATTTCTCTATCACCTTGAGTTTTACTTAACTCTCCAGCATTAGGTTTTGAATAGTAATCAGTTCCACCAACAAATCTAACTGATGATATTTTCATAGCAATGTAATCACCATTAGGAGTTGATGCATTTTGATCTGACCATATAACTTTTTTAGCAGTTAATGTATTTATTACTGTCGCTAATGCCGTTTTTAATCCTACTATATTTATGCTCATACTCTAACTTGATTCAGGTGGAACACTATCATTCGTTGTCCTTTTAGCAACAAATATTTTATAGTGGTTAATAACATTATTTTTCCAAGGATATATTCTAACAACTTCAAATTCATCTCCATCTATAATAACTATATCTGCATTTACTCCATTACCTTTTTCTATTCCATATAATTCTGTAGAAGTAAATATTTTTTTTGTCTCTAATTCCCTTCTGTTTTCAGGAAGTAATAACATTTCTGATCCTGTCATAGGCTGAACACTAGCAGTTATAGTAAATTCTGTATCAGGCCCGGAAACTTTAAAAAAACCCGCGGCGTCGTAATCTCCTGATGCTCTTCGTTTTACCGTCAATGTGTGTTTTCTAAAACTGCTCATTTTTTTAATATTTTAAAAGATATGCTTTTTAATAATTGCCCTGTTTCAATTAATGGATTATCAAAACCTTTATTTTTTATAGTTGATAAAGCATTTCCAGGATCTTTAAATCTAATTATTGTTTTTTTAATTTGATTTTTTTGATATAAACCTATTAATCTTAATTCTCTCGTTACATCAAATCTTCCTGACCTTATTAATTTTGGTATTTTTGAGAATTTTTTACTTATTTTTTTATAATTTTTATTAAAAGTACTTCTTAAAAATGATCTTTCAGGAATAACAATATTTCTATTTTTTCCAGCTTTTGTTGTTCCATATTCATTTACAA